TTAATCCTGGCAACCCCTCACGAGTCTGAGCCGCTGCCTCTTCAGCAGACCCGATCAACTCACGCTGCGTGTCCATCTGCTGTTGGCGCAACACTTGGTCTGTTACACCACCCATAGCCCGTGCAGCTTGAGCCGAGGGGCCGGTGGGCTCGAACGTGGTGCCAGTGGGCTGTGCCGTTGTTGTCACCTGTGGCTGGGCTGCTGGCCCTGATGCAGCCCCTGCCGGGCTGACAAAGTCCTGCATCACCAATGCGCGTAGGCTCTCAATGTCACTGGGTAAACCCAAACGTCGAGCGGCTATTGCAGCATCTCCAAGGCTGAAGTCTGTACGGCCCTGACGGGCTAGGTTACGTGCTTTGTCTAATTCAGCAGAGTAAAACGAAACCATACCTGGGTCCATACCACCCGGTGCTGGTGCCGGTGCCGGTGCCGGTGCTGGTGCTGGTGCTGGTGCCGGTGCTGGTGCCGGTGCTGGATCACTGACCGCAGCGGGGTTACCCGCACTCGGCATCGTCCCTACGGCTGTGCTGTAGGAATCAGACCCCAGATAAGACTTATGCGCCTCTGGGAAAAATTTCCGATAATCTTCAAATGACATACTACCCGACATCGGGTTACCGGCTTCGGGATTGGCTGAAATAAAGTCGCTGAAACCTGTATTTAGGCTCTGTAGGTAGGAGTTTAAATCGCCTCCCTGCTGGTAGGCTCCCAGCACATCACCCCGAAATTGGTCGGGTAAATTCGCCAACAGTGGATCGGCTAAGGCTTGATCCCTAGTGCGGTATACGTCACCTATGCCAGCCGTTGCGTCCATGCCTTTGCCTTGTAGCGCATCGGACAACGTGGATTCATCGTATAGGCCCCACTTGGCCCCTTTTCTAAGCTTCTTATACCCTGGTGTATCTACAAAAGATCCGTTAGCCATTTTATTCCACGCCTACCGTTTTACGCCGTCTGAATCGGCCCAGCGGCTTGTATTGCAAATTGACCCGCCGAAACGTGAACGGCTCGTTTAGTGCATTGTTGGTATAGACCAATGCGGTGCTATTGTCGTAGCCCATAAGGTCGGTGTCGGTGTATAGTGCATCGGTGCTTCCACCTAATTTCGACGTACCCAGCACAAACGAGCCGAGGCCTGCGCTCAACTCGCCCATCAGGATGCGTTCTGTGGTGCCAGTGATCTTGGAGGACTCCTGTAGCACTTGTACGTCATACTCAGAGTCCTGAGCATCGTAGTAATGCCGAGCATAGAGCCACCGAAGCCGCACATCGGCTCCCATTGGTGGCGGGGCCCCGGTCTTGAACCGTGCCGATATAGCCGCTGTATCGTCGTTGTCGTTTTTGTCGTGGGTATATACAAACCCATCGAAGCCGCCTGCATGGGGTTGGTCATCGACCAGGGCCGAAGCATCTCTGGCCATATTGGTATACGGACCAAACCAGCAGTTAAGGATGGTGTTGTAGACGATGACGTAGTTGTTCGTAGCCTGCGAGGTGCCGTAGGGGATAAACCACCAGACCTCATTCGTAGACGGGTAGTACAGCCCGTGCGAGAGGTGCAGCTTGGCGGTGTTGATCGAATCCCAGAACCGAGAGCCGTCTAAGGCCTGGGATATCTTCTGGACTTGGCTCCCGCCATCCCAGGCGTAGAAACCATCAGGCCTTGGAAACAACTGCAGACCCGATGGTAGGTTGACGATGCCTCGACCCGACACGCTACCCGCTGGTGCGCGGCGTTGCACTTGATACGGCACCGTAGCATTGCCGGTCGGCGTTAGTACATGCACTCCCTGGTCGGTGTGTATAGCCAAGGCGTTGCCGATAGGGCTGATGCCCGTTATATCGTGATCGAAATTGTAGTAATCGGTAGCCCCCCAGACCGTTATATCGCCTGTGTTACTGCGCCATAGCTGATACTTAGCCCCGTTGACGTTGCCTATCCACAGCCGGTTGTCCCAGTAGGCTATATGAGCCCCCTTGGTGAATCGACTGTCATCATCCAGCGTCCCGGCGTTGTTGGTGCCACCCGCCCAAGTGATAGCATCGGTATCCACGCCATTGGTTAGCACTAGCGTAGATCCCGCCAACGCCCACTCCCAGACATTGTCGTTGCCTGCGGTGATAGTGACTGAGCCCGATCTGTCGGTGCCTGAGCCGCCTGTGATGTCGTAGAATTTATTACCCGAGATAGCAAAGGTTTTCTCTACCGCCGCCAGGGTGACTTGGCCCACTGCGGTGATGGTAGCTCCGCTGTTGAGAGCCGAAGCGTTGAACTTAGCGAAGCCTCGGCGTTTTTCGACCTGACCGGCTTGACCGACCCGGCAGTTGGTCATCGAAAACAGCGCATTAGGGCCAAGATCCTCGGCAGGCTGATCATACCGCACCCCCTTATGCCAGGGACCATATTGCACCGTAGCTGCACTAATAGCCATTACGACAACGATCCATTCTCTACGGCAAAGGTGAAGCCGTAGTCCATCCCATCGTCCGTGCGTCTTTTGCGATAAGCACGGTTGCCCTGGATGGCATTGTTCTGCGTTAAAGCCCGTTGGATGACTCGTTCCATCTCACCTCGGTCAATACCGGCCCCCTCCATATCGCCCTTCTCCTCTTTATAGAGAGCCGATACCCCAAACACGAGCGCAGGCTGCACGATCTGCGGCATGTAGGGGTCCAATGAGTTCGCATCATCGTCCGAATCGAAATCTGGTATAAACCCGTAGTAGCGATAGGCAATGACATCGGTGCCGTTATCGGGCTTTGGATACAGGTCCACCTCGACATGCCCCGTAGAGGAGTTGATGCCATTAATGGCCACATAGGATGCATCACCCGTGATCGAATGATTGGGGTCATCGGCATCCAGCGTCTGTGACGATATAATCAACATCACATGGTCTTGGGTCTTGTTGCGAAACGACAAGGGCTCCGCTACATCACTAGCCAGCGAATACGTCTGGGTGCCGTTAGCGACCGTAAAGGTGGAGGACTTAAACATCCAAAACCACTTGACCCGGCTCGACACATCCTTCGTTGCGATGTTGAGATAGTCCCTCGCCCCGTCCTTAAAGGTTGTTGAGGTCGTGCTAAGGCCTACCCTGCGCAGTGCCTGCTGTATAACCTGTAGGTTTGTCATTTAATGCATGTCCGTCCAGGCTCCATCGACATAGGCCTGGATCTTATTAGTGCTGGTGTTATATATCAGCAAACCGTTGAACGGGCTAGTCAGTGCATTGCGCTGCGTAGTCGTTAGCTGCGGTGCAGCCAATGCGCTAAACTGGGTAGCATCCCCGTAGTAGGTAGAGGCATTCACACTACCGAACACGTTAAGGTCACCCGAAATATCATCGGCCATTGCTACTCACTAGCCGCAGCCGCGATCTGGTCAAGGTCATACTCGTTCAAGTTATTACCATTGCCCTCGGCCCATCGCGTCTTCCAGACGATTTCAGCCTCTGGCCCTCGTTCAGAGATGCGGCTGGGTGGGGCAGGTATGAAATCTGGCGTGTGCGTCACCTCACCAAACGCCGCTACAGTGTTCTGCGTTTCGTTATGGGTCCGAGGACGCACCTTTTTACGGGCATGGGTCTTGTTGAGATCCAACGCGATCCGCACCTGTTCCTTTACCGACTCATCTGCACTCGCAATAATACGTGCAACATCTGCAGCAGTGACGGCCTGCTTCTCGGTCGGAGCCACGGCATTTAGTGCGGGTACGCCTGCGGGAGTCGGCAACGGTAAATCCTCCTGAACTGCTTTGGGTTTGGGCATGTTATCCTCTTATGAGATAATGAGGGGCAGGCCCTGATGCGGCCTGCCCCTACGGTTTTAGGCTATCAAGCCCTGTAACACTACGCCTACGTGACCCGTAGTGTCAGGGGCATACGCTGCAAAGCCGACCAGCGGCTCCGTTTCAGCGTCCTTCAACTGCACTGCACCCGCCACGCCATCACTCAGCGTCAAATTATCGGCTACCGCAATCGTGCCATCTGCGAGTATCGTAGCGATCCCCGCAGTCTGGAACCAACCGTAGTAACCGGAGGTCATCGCCGTAGCGGTAACGCCAGCCACGATGTAATCCGTAGCAGCGGTAGCACCAACGACATCATACCAGAGCCCACCCACGATAGCGATGTCAGTAGCCGTGGTCAGCGCAACCTTAATCGCATCGAACAGATAGATATCCACTTTGCCACTGGTGGTAGCATCCGTAGCACTGTTCGATTTGATCCGGTACTGATACCCTTCACCCGCATCGTCCGTAGTCTGGAGCAATGCGCCAGCGTATTGATCCTTGGTAGCACTCGCCAAGGTGATCTGCAACTGGGTAGAGCCAGCCGCCGGGTCAAACCCGTTAGCCGCTGCGATGACAATGTTATCGGTCTCCACTACCGAGGTAGCCGAGAGGTCTTGAGAGACCAGGAGACCAGCCGCTACAGCCGCTGCGGTTTTGCCGTAGCGAAACACGCGACCATCCGACAGTTCCAACTTTTCGCCAATGGGATACGTAGCCGTCGAAGACTCGGCGTAGAGTCCCTGGCCATCCTTGCTGCCAATGCCGGTACCACCGATACGGTTGGTACCGAAATTGTGATTTTTGATGCTCATTGTAAACTCCTTTGTCCTTATCTAGGACTTAAAGCCTCATTGGCTTGAGGCTCGGATTTATTACGACAGGTTGTAGATCTGTCTCTTATACACATCTGACGC